GGTGTATTAGTTTTATCATTTAAATCAATATTAGTATTAGGACCCCTTAAAAACTCTATTTGTTCTGTTTCTTCAGTTGTAAATTGAATATTAACTTGGAATGAGATTGGGTCCGATATTTCCTCAACTATCCATAAAGTATCTTTAAGACTATATTCTGCAGGTAAGGGCTCATACAGTTTTACAAATATGCCCGCTTGTGATGTATCTTCTGTATCTAATAAAGTATTTACAGCAATTAAAGTATTATTATCTCCAAAATTTAAAAGTAAATCAGAGTAAAAAGTTTTTTCTGCTTTAGAAGTTACATAATTAAAATAAGATGTACCTACAGCATTGTAAGATAAATCATTAGTAGTAATTTGGATCTCTGTTCTATCCGAAGATATTTCTTTAATAAAATATCTTGTAGTATTAGAAGATAAAAATACAGGTCTATAAAATTTATATAAAACATTATATTCTCCTATATTAAATCCCGAATTATTTAAGTCCTGATCAGGATCAATGTAAAGGGTATTATATAATGAGCTTGAAGGGTTTGTTACTTGGGTACTATAGCTTGTATAATCATAACTTGAAGATAAAAGACTATTATTAGGATCAAATATATGATATTCAATTATATCCTGTTCTGCCCCAAAGTCTCTATTTAATCCAAATTCATTTAAAAGATTTATATCCTGTGATGAATAAATTTGTGTTTCTAGAGAACTAGCTGAAACACTAGAAATGCTTACTTCTTCTGCCATTATATACTAGTACTTAGGTTAACTATCTCTTGTTGAGATGATAGTAATTGTGCTCTTAATTCGTTTATTTCGTCTAATAGTGCTTGTATTTGCTCAGATTGTCCCGTTACCCCTATATAAGCAGCACTTCTTTTAATTATTTCATCATGTGAGCCTGCTCCTTTTTGAGGAATTTCAAAAAATAATTTATCATATTCAGCAAAAAATTCTGGTATAGTTAAAGGTTCATCAATCGTTAAAACTTCTTCAGGTTTAACTAATTGTTTAAATTCAGTATCAATAACTTTAGGATAAGATATTTTTCCAAATACTTGCTTATTAAGTTTTATTTCTTGTTTTGCCATTATCTAACTACTTTAAAATAATTATCTTTATTTTCAATTATTAAAGTTTCATCTCCAACTGTAGTTTTTATCATTAATTGATAATATCTTTCAGGTTCTAATCCATCCATATAAACTTTAAAGTAGTTACTACCACTATCTGCACTTAATTTAGTATATGAAGTATCAAAATCTACTACCATTTCATTTGTTTTTATATCCTTTAACCCCCAATATGAAGATGTAGGTAGTACTTTAGAGTTTAAATATACTGAAGTAGTTTGGAATGCTCTTGTTGGGAATTTATCTCTTGCTTTTACTCTAAAATCATATATAGCAGTGTCTTCAAATTCTTCTTTAATGTTTGTAAATGAAACTACAATATCACTTGATGTTACAGGTGTTAATGGAGTAGCAAATGAACTATCATCCCATTTAAACTCTAATTCAGGTGGATAAATTGTATGTGTATCCATAGAAAAATAGTTCGTTTCAACAAATGATGATGAAAATTCTACACTACTAGTATGTTTAAGGATAAGACCATCATTAGGNATTGAGCTACTATTCCATAGTTTAACCATATTAGTAACATCCATTGAAATATCTTTATCACTTGTGTATAAAAAGGTTTGGGAAGAACCAGATTTATCTGAATAAAAATCTCCTCCGGCTGTTGTCCAGGCCCTTGAACCCGATTCTTCTCTCCACCCCCATGAACATCCATTATCAGTTTTTGGTATATCACTTACCCTTCCAGTACCCATATTCCATGATCCTGAAATAGCGTAGGCCTCTATCATATAATTTAAAGGTGCATTTCCAGCACTTGCAAGGTATAAATTAAGTTTACTTTGGAATGCACTACCTGTTATGATATTATTAACTACATTGTTTATATCAGCCGTTTTGAACTGAATTAATGCACGTGTAACGGCAGGTAAATCACCCTGTGCGGATGATAAAACATTNATTCCATTATAATTTGAAACCTCTAATATTTCATCTCTACCTGTATTTTGAGAAGGATATTGAGATAAAATAAAAGTATCTTTTTCGGGAAATATTTTATATACTGCCATTTTTATTAGTTTGTTACTACTCTTCCTTGTATGTCTGTATCAAGAAATTTTATTTCGAAAATTGATGGATCTAAGGATGGATATATTACTTCATTTATTGTGCCTCCTCTAATATCATAAGCTAATTTTGAGTACCCATCTGATTCTCCTACTTTGTTTATAAATTCTAATTTTTTAACTGTTTGAACTCCTTCAACTTGATCAATTACATTTCTAACGTTATTAATTAAAATTGGTTGGTTTATTTGCCATTTATCTATATCAAAATAATCTTTTAATGCATTTATACAAGCATTTAATACAGTTTGACTATTAACATTAGGTAATAAAATAACATCAAAGTTAATTCCTACATTAATAATAAATGCATCTTTTATTCTAATAGCATCTGTTAACATCCTATATTCTGCTAAAAATACTCTTAAATTTTCTTTTAAAGCAGGATCTGCAATTACTAAATCATTTATATTGTTTTGTGATAAAATATATAATGATAAAGTATTTGTATCATATAATTCTTCTGAATTTTGAGATGTTTCTTGATTTTCCTGTGTTACAAATACCTTAGATACTTTCCCAAATTTTGAAGGTAAGGACAAACTTCTAATAGCATAATCATCTTTAGTTACAGTTCTTAATTGTGTTGGATATTGAGCTATAGATTTTCTTCTTATGTCTTCATTTGTATCTCCATCTCCTCCTCCTGTAGCAGCTTCTGGGTTTGAAAATGCTAAAGAGCCACTAACTGTAGTTTTTAATGTACTATCTAATCCTGATCCAAAGAAAGATACAGAACCAGAATCTAATATTGTTAAAGATTGTACTGAAACATTAGATGAAGCACCACCTCCTGCTAAGTATTCTACTGTTAAAGTAGTATTTGAAGGTGCTATTCCATAAGTTTTAGTATAGGTAAAGTTAGCTGGATCCCATGCAGTTGTCAATTTATCTGTTCCATAAGGTAATCCTAAACCTATATTGTCAGAATTAGGTGTTATTATTTCATCTGGGTTAGATGAAACACCAGGACCAAATTGTAATTCTAATGTGTTATCAGATTTAAATCTTTTAATAAATCTACGGGGTACTTTTTTTACTTTAAGTAAGAACGGTGTAGTATCATTATATTGTGCCAAAGTAGGATCATTTGATGCTATATTAGTTACAGCATCAAAAATTGTTTCTTGTGCTAAATAAGGAACTTCATGGTAAATATTACCATCACTATCGGTAACTTTAACTATTTCTATTATATTTGTATCCTGTACTTGTATAGTTGCAAATTTTTCAGGTGTAGAAAATGTAAAGGCAGCAGATTTTAAAGTACCTGCAGATGCATTAGCTGTTTTTTTAAGTAAATAAAAATTAGGATTATTTGAACTGTCTACAGAATATACTGATACTGTAGTAGGGTCAAAACTCCCCGATGTTGTAAAGTTAACTTGATCTTCTACATAAAAGAAAACACTACCATCATTAGATGATCTAATTTGGGCCCCATTAGCTAAAATCATAGCATAATTGTAATCTGGTTTTACTTGTCCAAATTCTGTAGTAGCAGGTAGTAATTGAAAAATATCAATTCCAGTTATTCCCGCTGTAGTTACTTGGGGGAAATATCCATGTGTGTAAGCTAATGATAATAAATTATCTCTTTGTTTAGCAAATTCTAAAAAATTTTCTTGAACTTGATTATCCCCATAAAATGATAAAACATCACCTACATAAGCTGCCATTTCAATTAACATCAAACCTGCTGATGTATCTGAAAAATCATTGTATGTATCAGGATAGTATACTTGAGCGAATTCAAGTAATTTTTGTTTGAACCCGTCAAAGTCCTTATTTAAATATTGTATTTGTTTACTCTCAGCCATTGTTAAAGGTTATTTGAACTTCATCTTCAATGTTAGTGTTAATAATAGTATAACTTAAATATATATTAAAGCTATAGTTATTAGGTTGAAGTGTTACTTCTAAATCTTGTATATCAACTGTAGGGAAATAGTTTTCTACTCCACCTCTAATTAAATTATCTACTTGATCAATTATATCATCGGTTATTGGTTGAAATAGTAATTCTCTTACCCCAGAACCAAAACTCGGATTAAATACCCTCTCTCTTTTACCTGTTAAAATAAAATTTACTAAATTTGACTTTATTGTATCTTTAGTTGTAAATGTAGTGTTTATGCCAGTTGGACCATCAAATGGAACTGATACACCAATACCTGTACTAGGTTTGATATCTAAAACATCTATATTTCTAACTATATAAGGCATTATATTTTACCTGCGTCTTTCATTTTACCCATTAAACCTGAAAAATCTGGTACAGCATCAATTGATACTTGATTTATATCAGATGTTTTTTGGTTAGCTACCATTGCATCAACAGAATCTACTACTTTAGTAGGTGTGTTAGGCATACCACCTTGGAATCCTACAGCATCTTGTGATGACATTCCGCCATTAAGGTTTCTCCAACCACCTTCATTATGTGTTTGATTTAAAACATCTGCTAAAGCACCTACTCCTTCAAATAAAGGTTGAGTTGGTTTAGTAGGTTGTTGTGGTTGAGGTGTTTCCTCAATTAATTCAGATAACGAGTTGGTTTTTGTTTTTTGTTCTACAACCGGTTTCTGAATAACTTTAGTCTCAGTAAGGGGTGTTTGCATAATTAAAGATAATTCTTCTTTAATTACTCCTCT